TCATTGCTTCCTAACAATGAGCGTTGTCCACTGCTTGTTCGCCAGATCAGGATTTGCTTTCACTATCTGATAAACGGCACCGTTCCACTTGATTGCCATGCTCGTATCAATCTCTTGGGGTTGATCGTAGCGAATGACAAACGTGATCGTATCTTTTAACGTGGTACCAGCGGTTGATGCAATTTCATTCAGATATTGCTGGCGCACATAAGCCCACGTGCTGAACACGTCCACCTGCTCAGTGTATGACACGCCGTCTGGGGTACGCATCGGGCGGTTTTCCTGGAAAGTGATACGTTCGTTTAACTGATTGACGTTATTCACGATCGCCATTGTTGGCACCCCGCAATTGCTGAATCATACTGACCACACTATCAGGCACATAGGCCGCCCCGTCCACACCACGATTGGCATACCAGTGCTGGGCCAGCAGCGACACCGCAAAATCAAAACGCGGATCAGCAGCATAGGCCGCAACTGTTTTTGTGCTGTCCACGGCGCTGACCACAAAACTTGTCGCCGTCTTTAGATAAGCGTCCAGCAAACTATCGTCCAGCGGGTGATCAATGCGCAGGCTGTTCTTCAAGTCTTGTACTGTAACTGTCATGTTTTCATCTCCTAAACAAAAGGGGCGTACCATTAAGTACACCCCCTTCAAAACGCTCTGGTTACTTAGCAGCGGGGGCAGTTGGTGTAATCTCAACGTACCGGGCTGCATCTTCGTCAATCTTCTGGTAGTCATTGCGGATTACAACGGCTAGGCCTTGGGTGTAAGAGTCAAACTTTTCCCAGTTGGTTTCTACTTGGTTCTTTTGGGCTAAGAAGACAGCCTGCTGCAAGTCACCGATCACCATCGGGAACGTACCGGCCTTAGGATCGGCCAACACCTTGTTCGATACCACAATGACCGAGGCACCAAACAGCTGCTTGCCAGACGGGGCAGTGATGGACGGTTGCAACAGGTACCGGCCTTCGCTATCTTTCAACGTGTCCAGCCAATTGAACCCGCTCTGGTTGGTGATCACCGACAAGGAAAGTGCCGGGTCCAATTCGATATTGAAGATTTGCTTCAAGTCGTCAGTAGCAGTCGCAGTCATCTTCTTGAAACTGGTCAGCAGCTTCGTAATTTCTGCATTGTTGGTGTTCTGCACCAGCTTCTTCAACTGGGCTTTTACCTCGGCTACAATATTGACTTCGCTGTCTTCGACCAATTCATCAGATAAATAAATCTTACCGGCACGGGTGACTACTTTATAGTCCACTCCCTTGAAAAGGTTGGCATCAACATCAGCAATCTCGGCAAGTTCTGCCTTCGTGGCTAATACGCCGTTGTTTACTAAGGCTACCGGATAAGTGCCCACAGGCGTACCGACCTGCTTCACGGTCACATACTTAGCCAGGTCATATTCTGCCTGCTTCAAGTCCATCACGTCGTTGATTACTTCTTTTGGTACTACGGCACCGGCTGTGGTAGTGGTCAGGCCGTCCCGTTGTTCACCGTGGGAACGAATGTAATCTTCAAAAGAGCGGCTTTCAGTGTGTGCTGCATCAATGATTGTTTTTTCCATTTTTGTGTCCTCTTTCCGTTGTTGGGTTTTCTGTTGATCATCAAGCCAAGCGGTGTAACTGCGCTTATCCACCTGGACGTTGGTATCGTCGTATGCAGGGATCGCCACTAGTGACACATCGAACAGTGACTGCACTTGCTTAATCGTACGGATCACTTGGCCGCTGTCATCTTTGGTGAATGTATCGCCGTCCGGTGCAGAGACAAAAGTGAAACTCATTGCAGACAGATTGCCCGCTTCTACGTTTTTGAAAGCGTCTGAAGCTGTCGTGGTATCTGGCAAGGTTGCTTCAAAGTGCAGCCCCTTATCATCAACAGCCAGCTTCAACGTACCTGCCTTGGTACTTGCTAGGACTTGGCTCATGTCGTGGTTATTCACCATGTAAACATCAGATAAGTCCACATCATCAAAGGCATGGGGGTCAATGACTTCTTTGAAGCCGCCCAGGTCCTTGCTCGGTTCGTTGAAGACCACGGCATAGCCTGTTAACTTCTGGGGGCTTGTGGTAGCCTGTTGGTTAGCGTCTGTTCCCTCATTGGGTGTTGTGTCGTCTGCTTTGGTCGGCTTGTCGGCACTCACACCAGCGTCCGGGGTCAGGCGTTTTTCTAGTACATCATTCGCCATCAGTTGGCTCACTTCCTTCTAATTTGTTTTGATACCGATAAATGTTGTCCAGCGGCGTGTAATTCAACGATGCCATAGGCACGTCGCCGTTCTTCACCTTGGGCAGGCCCATCTTTGCACGGGCTTCGTTGGTAGTCAGCACCCCGCCTTGCAGGCCCGTCACGGCTAACTTCTGCATAGTCATCGGATCAGCAGAGAAAAGCCGGTCAGTGTTGAAGCTGAAACGCTTATCGCCCACAGCCACTTTGGCGTCCAACTCACTAGTGAAGCTGGCGAAGTATTGCACCAATGTGTTTTGCAGATAAATCACATTGCTCTGCACACTGTTAGAATGCTCGCTTTCAATGCCCAGGCGATCCAATGGCAAGCCAAACGCCTTAGCAATCTGTCTAGTTGTGAAGTCGTTGGAGTTTACCAGCTTCAATACATCGGTGTTCACTTCCAGCTGCTTATAGTCCATATCGTTATCCAGAATGATTGTGCGCAGCGCATTGCTGCCGCTGTTGGCTTCTTCGAACTTCTTACGGATATTGCTCTTGGCGTCTGCGTCAAGGGCAGTTTTCTGCACTTTCAGCAGCCCCGTACCCTGCACGCCAGACTTGAAGAAACCAGTCAGCAACGTGTTGCCCGCTTTTTGAATAGACACTTCATCATTCAGACTGTACAGCGGCGATAAGCCTGTGTACCCGTCTTGGGTGAAGCACTTGAAGTGCAATACATCAGCGGGGGCTAAACGCTTTGTACGGGCCTCTGGGGGCGTGTAAACATAGCTTACTGTTCCAGTGGCATCGTCCTGCTTCACTACCATCTGGCTGTTGGGGATCAAGGTGAAGCCGGTGACCTGATTGCTATTGTTACGGTTGATCAGTGCAAAGCTGTTCCCATTCAGCAGCATGTTGGTGGCTAGGGCAAACTTGAATGCCCAAGCGGTCATGTTGGCGTTGGGGGCCTTATTCAGTAGCGTCGCCAGCTTCTTGTCTTCGTACTCAATGGGATTACTGGCTAGATCACTGGCGATCACCTTGATGGCCGTGAACACATCAGAATTGCGTAACGCCCCGGCGCCAACGTATACCCCGCTATTGTTACTGGTCATGCTGATAACGGCGTCCAGGAAAGGTTCACCATTATCTTCACGGGGCTGGCCCGTTTCATTTTTGAAAAAACTCACTTACTCACCTCCCTTCTTGCGTCGTTTCGGTTGATCAGTACGGCAATTACGATCAGCACCATACCAAGCGCAACCAAGGCCCATTGCCAGCCCAGCAGCGCCCAAACCCCGGCTACTAATAATAAGAAACCTAGTAGCAGCACTACTGTTTGCGGATTAAAAACTGAAATCATCACTCGCATAGAATCGGTTCAGCTCCTCACTGCTTTCTGCGGTCGTAATAGAGTCCATCGCCACCGTGTAAGCATTCATTAAGGCGGCTATGGGGTCTATCTTCGTCGCGTTTCGGGCCTTATCAATAATGGGGTTGTTGTTTGCATCGTATTTCAGAATGGCATTGTTGACGGCATAGCCCAGCAATTCGTTCGCCCGATGCTTCAACTTGCCATTAAACAGGTCATCACGGAACCGGATAGTGGGAATGGACAGCGTGCGCACCCCTTGGCGCACTTCAATCAAAGGCAAGTTGCGTTTTTCAAACTCGGGGATCAGGTAGCCCATCGCGAACGGATCGTAACAGATGGCCTTTACTGTCCATTGATTGCGATCAATCATGTCCAGAATGAAATTCAGCACTTCGTCGTAATCGATCACCCCACTAGCTAGTTGTGTGATATTGCATTCACCACGCTGCGCGCCGGTCAGATAATCAAACCCGTCGCGCTTGCTCTTTTCTTTAATACCGCCGTACTTGGTACCGACAAAACTGAAAGAATCGGCATACAGGTACCCGGTCATGGGCAGTAGCCAGCTGATTGAAGTCAGATCGCTGGACTTGCTCAGGTCTAAGCCTAGATAAACGTCCCCGCCCATCGTGGCAGGCGGTTCCACCACTGCCTTATTCCAGTCGTCAAGGCTGATATAGCTGTCTGCACGGGCTTGCACCCACATGTTGAAGTTCTTCACCAGTAACGGGGGCAGATTGTTTTGCCGCCCCGCTAGTTCCATGTCAGCCTGCAAACTGGGCCGCATTGTCTTGGCTCTTTCTTCGTTGGCTAGTAATGGGTTCGACTTTTCCCATTTGGTCGGGTCATGCGCCTCTTTACGACTGTCCTGTTCCCAGATAGCTATAAAGTATCGGTCACCCTGTTCATTGTCGGCCAGCACCTGACTCACAAACTTGTATTCCTTATACATCGGTCCATTCAAGTCTGGCCCCGTCGTGCTGATCACTGCCAGTAAACTGTTATCGCTGTTGATCTGCCCCGACTTCAATACGTTATAAATCTCGTTCGTTCGAGCTAGGGCATATTCATCAATCACTGCCAGATCAGACTGATACCCGTCCAGACTGTGCAGATCACTTGCCAAAGGCACCGCTTTGCTTTCGGTTTCTAAATCGCGTACTTCGTCCCGGTTGATCTTCAAACGCTGCCGCAGAGACTGGGAAACCTTAGCCACTTGCCGCAGGCCGCTTGCCATCATGTCATAGGCAAGATGAGCTTGCTGGCTGCTGTTTGCCGTGAATACAATTTCTCGATTGCGGGCGGGCCGGTCTTCTAACAACAAGTACAGTGCCCCAATAGACGCCATCAGGTAGCTCTTCCCATTTTTACGGGCCATACTGATATACGCACGATCATATCGCCGGTTACCCGTCTCTTTGTCTCGCCAGCCGAACAGTTCCGACAGCAGCCATTTTTGAAATAGCTCTAGTTTCAATACACTGCCATCACGGGCAGGCATCAACTCCACAAACTCAATTGCCTGGGCCGCCTTCTGTTCATCAAAGTAATAGGGAAAGGCGTCGGTTTTACTGGCCTTCACGTCTCGCCGATACCGACGGGCGGCTTGTTTTATTTTTGTCCCTGCAACTATTTCACCAGTCAGCACTTTGTCCGTGTATTCCTTGGCCCAATTCATCGTTCTAAGACCTTGGCAAAGGGATCGGCAGGCTTCTTCACTTCACCCTTTATGTTCATCTTCAATCGGCCATACACAGATAAGCCCAAACTGTCGGCCAGTTTCATCAACTCGGCAGTAGCCCGCTGCTTAATGCCCACGCTGGGGTTCTGGCGCATGTTGCCGTTGTCTGCAATAAATACCGGCCCGTTTTCTTTAATGTCTTCCTGGGCATGCTGTACATCTGCATAGGATTGACAATAGCTAGCGATCATCGCCACATCTAATTCGCTGACAGGAATGTCATCTTTCAATAGCGGCACAATTCTGCGCCACTCGACAATTGCCATATCGTCTAGCCAAGCGGGGGGCTGGGTAGTCAGTTCCTTAAATTGGAACATAGCTTCTTGGGCCTGTTGCCGTTCCGCTTTTACCTTGGGTGGCATGTGGCCGCGAATGTCTTCCACGTTTTTGTATCTGTTTGCCAAAGAAAATTCTTCCTTTCCACTTAACATTGTTAAACGTATAGACCAATAATCAGAAAATTACGGGATTTCATCGGGAAGAAAAGAGGCCGTCCGTTCAAGCTTGATAAAATAACATGCGGGGGCTATTCGTCCGGGGATTGTCCGCGCCGTTCCGCTATTTCACGGGCGGTTTTAGCGTTATGACAAGGGATACATAACGACTGTAAATTGCTTTCTGACAGCCGATGTTCCCACCCTCTTGGCGTCTTTATAGACCAAATGTGGTCTACTAAGCCTGCTTCCCGCACAATTCCTCTTTCCAAACAGCTTTTGCAAACTGGAAACCGTAATCTGAAAGACTTCGACAGCTTACGCCAACGCGCTGACGCATAGAATTGAAGTTCTTTAGCTTCGTATTCCATTCGCTCTTGTCTTGTCGCTTGTCGCTTCAAGTCTGGTTTGTGTTTTGCACAATACCGTTGATTAAATGGAACCAACTCGCTACACCCCGCATGGGTGCATAAGCGAAGCGGAATAGCCATCAGTAGTCAACTCCTTCCCAATCTTGGTTTGCTGTTTCTTGCAGTTCACCATCTTGATAGACCTCAGCAAAAGCTTCTAACGCCACATTCAAGTAGTCATGCCACTGATCACTTAGATAAGGAAGCCGCAACGCCTTGGCTAGGGCCACCCAGCTAGGGGTATCTGGTCCTGGGGTCAGATACATGAAAGTGATCAGGGCCTTGGGCTTTGACGCCAATTTCTCGACGGCTGCATCAATATCAGTGATCACCCGCTGCATATCAATAGCTTCTGCCAATTGCTGTTCTTTTGAATTACGACTGCTCTTCTGCTTTGGCATTCCAGTCAACGCAACGGATTGAAGTTGCTTCGCGCGATCCACCTTAGCCTTATCGACCAGGTAACGGCGCAAAAGCCGCTGGGCATTATCTGCACTCGGGGAATAATACACCGGGCCACCTCCTAATAGCTGGAATCGTCAGGGTCATCGCTAGGGTCGTAGGGGGCTGTTTCTTCCTCGAAGTCTTCCACGTCTGCTTCGTCTTCCTCATTGGTAACCACTCCTGGCCCATCGGTGTAGTATGAACGGTCAAACTTGCCGTCATTCTCCACAATCATGTTCTGGCAGTAAATCGTTTTGGTGCGCCCATTTGCCCACACCATTTGGACAAAGCCATCACCGGTACGCAATTCGACGAAGCCGTCCACCTCGTTATTGAAATATTGCTTCTTGCCATCGGGAAACCACGCTTCAATTCTTTTCATTGGGATCGTCCTTTCTGTTTTCGGTCGCTGAAGGTAACACGGTAACACCGGGGGTAACAAAGATGTCTAACCCGTGTTACGGGCAGTAGCCTTACAGCCGCATGTGCTCCAGACCGTGGGTAACACGGTAACATGGGAAACACAACTTTCTTTTGCGTTTGGGGTGTATGGCAGTTGTGTGTCTCTTAAGCCTCCTATAGACCCCAATTAAAATAATAGGTAAAAGTGATGTTACCGTGTTACCCGTAACCTGTGCCCCTTGTGCCCGTTGCTCTTAGCTAGGTAACACGTTATCCAATATCGTGTTACCTTTGGTGTTACCGTGTTACCTTATGAACTCAGCTTGAAGTCGTCTCAGCTTGTCGGCTCTCTTTTGGTACTCTGTACTGCTCTCGGCCGGCATTGTCTGCGCCAACTTTAGCGCTTCTTCAATCTGCGCCCGTGTTTCAAACTCGATCACCCATTCAGGCTTCCCGCCGAACTTTTTCTGCTTGTAAGAAAATTCAGCTTGAGCCAGCGGAATCACCTCGTGCATCGTCTTTCGCTTTTCCACTAAGTCCTTCCACTCTTGGGGCGTGATCGTCTTCTTATTGACCGGCGTTTCATTCAGCAATCCTTTGAGTTGCGCGGTGAAGTTTGGCCGTGAAACAGGCTTGTTGAAGCCGTTATTCCTTGCCCACGTCACATACTGGCTATATACTCCATCGTCAAAGTCATCTGTGCCGCCAATTCTCAGCAATGAACGATCATCAAGTGCGAGTTCATCGGCCACAAACTGCCGTATCGGGTCGTTGTCCAGCTTGAAGCCTTCCAGCATCTGTTTGGATACCTCGGGGGTAGTGAATCGCTTGAAGAACGGCATTTCTAGGGCCTGTGCCAGGAACCATTCACGAACGTCTTGCCGGTGAATGTAGTCGTTCTTCACCTCAGGATTGTCGTTTTCTCCTGAAAAGTGGGCATTGAAGGGAACTAACACCATGCGTCGGTACGTGCCGCCTGTCTGGTTCTTAAATCGGGGCATCTCGTTAGTGCTTTGAATCATCGCGCCCTTAAATCGAAGGGCTACCGGCTTTTTGTTTTTTACGTCTGAATAAAGCATGTCGCCAGTGGTGGCGCTGTTGAAATTTGATGAATTATCAATGTAAACGTTGGCTTGCAGATCATCACCGATATTGACTGACTTCCCCAGCAGGTTGATAATTGCAAAACGCTTGTCCATCTCATCAACCTTCAAGTGGGCTGTGTTTTCATCGCCCACAATGGCCTGCACCAGGTCTTGAAACGTCCCTTTACCATTTGAACCGTTCTCGCTGGTGCTCACAGTAGAACCAACCAAGAAAATAGCCTGACCACGGGAATAATTTCCGTTGGCTGCATCGGCGATCACTTCAAACAGCAGTTTCACCACTTGGGGGTTGCCTACCGCCAGTGACTTAATAAATTCACTAGGCTGCCATACCTCCCCAGTGCTTTTGCTAACAAGTATCTTTGGCTCTTTGCAATTTTTTACGTAATTAGTGGCCGTCTTAGCAGTGAAGAAGTATTTAGGGCTGAACGGCAGCAATTTTTGAGTCCGATAATCGTAAATACCGTTACCCACCGGCACCAGCTGCGGGTTGTCTTCCAAACTCTGTACGCCCACGTATCCTTGAAGAAAATAAGCGACTTCCTTCACGCGGGGTTCACTTGTATTCGGCGCCAACAGGTGAACCCATCGCTGTATTTGCAGCGGGTCACCATCGTAGATACCTTTCACGGGGTCATATAGATAGATCAGTGCGCCATCGCTATCTTCTGTCCGCCACATTGGTATGTGCTGATACAGAATTTTTGCGATGGCCGCCAGGGATAGCCCCTTTTTCTCCTGACCGGTTTTAGCGTCCTTATTGATAAACTCTAAAACCCTTTGATAATGCTTAAGCACAGCACGTTTCAGTTTTTCTTTGGTCAAGGGCTGAGCTTCTTCACTCGGCCAGCTGTCAAAGTCTTCTGCGGCCCCACCAAAATACTCGGTAAAGGAATATTTAGGCTTTTGAAGTTTCGTCACGCGGTGGGCATTCAACTTCTTTCGGTTGCCTGTTTCCCAGTCGCCATTGCCCAACGCCAAAATATCCATGGCCGTTTGCATAGTTGCTTCGTCAATCTCGCCTTTCCTTTGGGAACGGATCAGCGGAAACAGGGCGTTGTTAGTGAAGAATCCTTCTTCTTGAAGCTGGCTGGCATGTCGTCCCGCCCACTCTTCAATCATTTTTGTGGCTGTAATTCCGTCCACAAAGTTTTCGCCAGGAAGATCAGCTTCGGTTTCCCCCGTCAGGTTCGCCACGTACTTTTCAGTGCCGGGGGTATCAGCCATAAGAAACTTCTTGGGCTTCTGATACGGGTGATCAGTCAAGAACTGATCCACGTCCAATGGTTGGCCTGTGTGCTTGATCAGATCGCTTTCAGTTGAATACTTATTCAACACGGGTAAGCCCATTATTCGTGCCCAGGCCTTTACAGTGTTATCAACCCGATACCCAATAACCTTAGCAACACCAAATACTAATGCTTCGTGTTCCTCTTTCGGATATGGCCGGGCGATCTCTACCACCAAACGGTAGCGCACACCCTTGCCGGGGAAGCCATTACTTACACTGGGATACGCATACCATGTGGTACCCGGAAAAGCCCTTTGTATGGCCTTGATGAAACTGTTCTTGCTATCAATCTCGTCAAAGTCCAGCACTAGAACAGTTCTGTTCTCCAAGTTTTCGTTATGCCGGTCAAGCCTACTAAATTTTCCGGCGACAAAGAAACGCCCTTGACTTTTCTTGTACCCGTTCACTTGCTTCACGTTATCGGCCTTTTCTCTTGGCAAGTGATCAGGCTGATACTTCAACAACCATTCAAAATCTTGTGCTGGTGAACCAGTGCCCACTACAGGCTCTGGCTGTGCTTTAACACCGATTTGTTTATATACCGTCATGAGTTGGCACCTCCCTCCTTTCCTATGGCTTGGTAATTGACCGCGCCTGTTGGGCGGCCTGCTTGATCAACGCTTGCGTGTCAGTTTGGTAGTCACCCAACATACCAATCAAAACGTGCATCAATGTCGTGTAGGTGCTGGCGTTACGTGCCACCTCGGCCAGTACCAGCGTTTCACTGTCGGGTGTGCGCTCTTGTGCCCGTACGTTGTATTCGTAAAGGGTGCCAATGTAATCATTCAGCACCTGCAATAGATCACCAATTTCAGATACTTGGCCTTGGAGCTGGTCAAACTCCAGCCACAGTGGATTTTTCTTGTCCATGTCCGTAACTTCCTTTCTTCATGCGAGGGGGATTATACCGACAGACTTCATCAGTCTGTTTTCCCCTTGAAAAAACGACGTGAAACGGGCATAATAAAGTTATTCGAATGACTTTATTAGCCCCGTGGCTCTAAGCATTGCCGTGCTTAGAGCTTTTTTCTTGCACTTTTTTCATTAAGGCGATGGCTTCCGGCTTCACCGGCATAAGTGCCACCTTTTCTTTGGTGAAGATTAGCAGCGACGCTTCAAGCGAAGCTGCATACCAAGCCAAGTCCAGCAACCCCGTGCGAGTATTCTCAGCTTCTTTTAGTAATGCGTTCGCCCGTTCTTCTGGGAAAGCCATGATGGTCAACTTCCTTTCTTAATCTCATCGGCGTAAATCCACATCGTGCAGACGGCACCTAGTAGAAACGACAACCCAAGCCCACATAAGGTGGGCAAGTGTGTCACACCCCAGTAAATAATTTCAGCCATTGGTTTCCTCACTGCCATCATCAAGTGCGTCGTTCAGTACCTCTACTAGTAGGTCTTTCAAGTCACTAATACCGGTATGCAGTGCCTCGCTCAGTGCCTCAGCGTTCCCGCCGTCCACATCAGCGGCAATTACTAAGTTAGACAAAGCAACTTCGTCTTTTGAATTACGCTGATACTCAGTATTCCGCTTGCTCAGGGCCTCTGGTAAGGACTGCGGAATCGCTGGTGCGGTCGGCGGGTTGAAGTAGTTCTCTTCCAAACTGTCAAATACATCCCATGCATTATCCGTTCCCAGCATTTTAGAGTGCCGCGCAGCGCCCCGGCGAGTCCAAAGATAGAGGTGTGCTGTTCGATCTGCGACCAGGGAGCTATTTGCTACTTGGTCGATAATCGTCAAAAATGTTTCAGGCTCAATATTCATTGTGATTTCCTCCATTTTTTGTTTTCTTTCTAACCACTGCCCGCCAGCATTAATTAGATTGTGTGCAACGCCATAAACTTGTCTAGTTCCGTCCGCTTAATGCGGGTGGTGCCGTCCACCTTGAACATGGGTAAGCCCATGCGGATAAACTTCATCATGGTGCCCCGGCTTACTGCCAAGTAATCAGCAGCGCCCCCAATATCCATATATTCAGGAGCCTGCGGCCGGTTGGTCACTGTAGCCAGTGCTTCGGCAACGATTGCCACAATCTGGCTCTTCAGTTCTGTTTCAAAATCGCTTGGCAACTGCATTTTCATTTCCATATTGTTCACCTTCTCCTTCCGTTAAAATAGTCTTTTGAATATTTTGATATTCATTTGAATCCTTATATAGAATACACTGCACTCGACAACCTGTCAAGCAATTTAATATTCATTTGAATCCGTTTGTTGAAACATGCTATACTTTGGCTGTAATAAGTTAAGGGGGTGCGCAGATGACCACAGGCGAAGAAATTAAATACTGGCGCAAAAAGAAGGGTCTGACCCAACAGCAGCTGGCTGATAAACTTGGCATTGCTGCTACTGGCATCAGACAATATGAATTGGGTAAAAGAAATCCAAAGTTGGACACTCTAGAAAAGATAGCTGACGCGCTAGGCATTGAAGTGTCCAACTTTTCTTTAGTGCGCGACTATCTTCCGTCTGAATTTCGTGCGTGGTTCGATCTCAGCGCACTTGGCAAAGACAACGCGACGATGATTCAGACCCTCAACCCCTGGTTAGAAAAGCACGACTACCACATAGATGCTTCCGAAGCTCACAATGGTACGCTGATTCTGATTCACGGCTGGGCTGACCGAAAGACCAAAGGCTGGCAAAGCCGTGAACTGACCGAACAGGATCTAGACAGCCTCAAACAAGTAACTGACAACGCCATTCAAAACTGGCTCGCCTCTTTTGGTGCGCCATTCAATCAGTAACAAGAATTTCCTCCACTGCCCGCCAGCAGATACGATATGGAGGAATCACCAATGGCTTCACTAAAGCAGTACACGACCAAGGCCGGTAAGAAAATGTGGAAAGTGACCGTCTATGCTGGCCGCGATCCACAGACCGGCAAGCAGAAGTACATCGTCCGGGGCGGATTCCACGGCCCTGACGGTAAGAAAAAAGCCGCCCTCACAGGTGCCAGGCTAGAACTGGCGATCAGCAAAGGCGACTTGGCAAAAGACAAGCCAACTCCCGTTTTGTTCCGGGAAGTATATGAAGAATGGTATGGCAATTACGTCAACACGGTACGGGAATCCACTTGGGCGCGCACAGCAGGCATGTTCGACAATCATATCTTGCCAGCGTTCGGGGATAAGCGTATCGCCACAATCACCACTAGAGACGTGCAAAAGGCCGTTAAGGCTTGGTATGAGGCCACAACGGCTAATTACAAACGCTGGTACAACTATGTCGTATCAGTGATGGACTATGCTGAACGGCAAGGATACATGAGCAAGAACCCCGCCAAGGCTGTTGTGTTGCCAAGGCACGAAGAGACTGCTGGAGACAAGCCCGAAAACTTCTGGACGAAGGACCAGATCAACCGTTTCTTTAGTTGCATCGACAAGACAGAAGGGCTCGATATTTTCATCATGTTCCGGGTACTGGCTTACACAGGCGTGCGGCGTGGTGAATTGCTGGCCTTAGAATGGCAAGACGTAGACTTTGAGCACAACACAGTCCGTATCAACAAGACGCTTACCCAGGGTAACCGGGGGCACCAGATTGTACAGGCTCCAAAAACTCGGGCCGGTCGGCGTACCATTCCGGTAGATCAGCAAACAATGGACTGGCTTAAGAAGTGGCGTCACTTGCAACAGCAGCACTTTCTTTTGTTGGGGATCAACACGCTGGCCCCGCACCAGCTTGTTTTCTCCAACAGGAAGAACGGCCATCACTCGCTGAACACTCCCGCTAAACGGCTGCTTAAAATCCAGAAGGATAACAAACTGACTCCACGGATCACAGTGCACGGATTCCGGCACAGTTTCATTTCCAACCTGCTCATTGCTGGGGTACCCGTTACGTCCGTGCAGAAACTTGTCGGGCACACCGATCCAGCCATCACGCTTGGCATATATGCCCATGTGAGTGCCCAACAGGAATCCGAAGCCACGGCCGCCCTCGCCCGATACATGAATGCCTAGCACATAACATCAGAGATAACATCAGCTTTTTCTAAAGCCGCTGGAACCCGCATAAACAGCGGTGCTACGCTGTTTCATGTGGAACAGTTACGTTTCCCCTGACCACCCACTAGCAGAAATTCACCGGTAGTCGTCACGGGGGTAAACCTTTGGCACTACCGGTTTTTTGTTACTGATAATCGATTCGAAACTGACAACTTTACGAGAAAAGTGCACCATAGAGTGCACCACAGAAAACAAACAAATTTAGCAGAAGCAACTTGCGGGCAGGTGGCCGTTGCCGATCATGGCAGCGGCTATTTTTGTCGTTGCAAATCCCTATGATTATACAAAATTCAGAAACATCAAATGATATCTCATCGCCAAACATGCACGGTTACGCCGGTTAATACCGGAGTTGTCGATATGCACTCAGAAAGCAGCATTGATTTGGTGGCTTCTTTTTCTGAAAAAATATACGAAAATCTAATCTGATTACTGGTCGGTATTAGGATTTTTATGGTTCTCGTCACGACTTTGCGTTCCCACTTATGTCAAAACTTTCCCACTTAATAAGCATTTAGCGCGTGCACAATGTTTTGCCTATGCTATAGTGTAATTATGTATAGAGCAGTTGGCGGCATATGTATCAGACATCGCCCGCTAATAGCTCCAGACACTATCTAACGTGCCGATGACAGAGTGGAAATGAGCGCTTGCCGGTCTTTTCCGAGCCAATCGGACTAACACGTTGCTACCGGTCGATTATCTGCTTGATTTTCGGCTACTCGGTGTTAGTGGGGACACCGGTCTTTTACAGGAGCTTAACATATGATAAAAGATCGATACATTTTATAGGGGGAAATGTGCATATGTCAAAAGATCGTCGAGGACTCAAAAGACTGTACAAAGCGGGAAAGTTTTGGGTGGCCGCGGGTGCGGGCCTGTTATTGCTGACGGGCACGAGCAATAGTCAACAAAAGGTCGACGCAGATACGGCTGCAACACCAGTCGCTAACACGCAAAATACCACCGCTGGCAATCCGATCCAAGCCGCTGCAAAGACAACCAGTCCAGCTGCGCCGACGGTCACTCAAAAGACTGCCGTCACGCCCAGCCAGACACCGACAGCAAATGATCAACCGGCGCCCACTTCTTCGGCCACGGTGACCGGACCCACGGTTACAGATGACAGCAACTTAAAAGAGCCGATCGTTTATAGTATCTCTGGCTCTTTTAAGAAGGGGGACAAAATTCAGCTGCTCATTCCAGCGGGCACCTTGAAGTTTCTAGAAATGGGAGCAATATCATCTGGCACAATTCCTACCGGGACCACTTCAACCACCGTGAATGGTGTCGCGTACGATGCCTTGACAATCACCATGACCAGTGATGCCACAATGATGAGCACTTCCATTTATTATTCAGTGAATGCGAGCCCCAACTCAACAGGTGCCAGTTCTAAGTTTCTTAGCGATGGTAAGCCGTCAACAGACATTCCCGTTCTTTTACAGGTGAACGGGCAAACTGCCAGCCAAATGACCACCACCTTTAATAAGAAGCCAAATCAGCCGGCCATACCTTCAAATGGTTGGGCAGTTTTTGATAATCAAAATATAGGCGCAATCGTGGATCCTTCAACCGGCACCTATAAACAACAAGCCGTTACAAAGATTAATTGGCAGACTTTTGCGGATTGTTTTTCATATATCAAAAATTACCTCACAAACTGGCAAGGCTATGATGTCTTCACCGCGCCAACCACCGTGACGATCACGCTACCGGCCGGAGTAAAAGTCATCAGTGCCGAAAAAACGATCGCCGCTGCGCCGTATACAGTCTCCCAATCGGGTAATCAGTATACTTTCACGTTTCCGGCTGGTACGCCATTAAGAGATGGAGCTGGCTCAATTTTTACAAGCGGCTTCTTTAAAATTGTTAGTGAATACGATGGCGATGTGGGGACAGGCAAATCATTGACGTTGACAGCCGCGGTTAGTACTGCAATCAACGGTCAGACTTACCAGTATGCGGTCAACTCTAAAAATGCGTTTTCTTACCAACCTTTTGTTGGAAAATTGAGCATGGACTCGTCTGCTAGTTTCGCTCGTGATAGTGCTGACAACGGTAATTCCTACTTACCATCATTTACCAAAGACCCATTAGCGAATACCTCAGCGGTTTTCTGGGGCAGCGTACTGGATACGAGTAACTACGATTATCAAGGCCATCCTGAAGCGCAACTGACAATTAATCCAACGATTAAAAACAGTATGAATTTGACTAGCGTCACCAATGTGAGCGACCCCAGTTATTGGAAGAGCATCGGTTTTACTGACAATGTGGAGCTTATCTTTACCACGTCAAGCGGCAAAACAGACGTCCAAAAGATCGTCTCTGGGAAAACAAATTATGTGACGACGATCGGTTCACAGGCTGATCCAGTACTTAATGTCGTGGTCCGGAGTGTGGATGAAGTTCGGCCAGCCGGTTCGGTGGGAACAGTCACAGGTATGGACGTCGCCCATCGGCTCTCATTCCATGCTGAGTTTTATTCCGATCAACCCCAAACCGTCCAATACCGATTCCAGACTACCCAGAAAAATGGCGATCAAGTCCTCGGTAAGCCAACTAGCTCATGGCAGACCATCAACTATGACTCAGTACCCCGCATACTCATCCAAGAGAAATACTATACGGGCGTCGGCTTCATGGGCTGGGATAATTTGTCTGCCGGTGTCACCAATGCCGGTGATACGATTTCGTTCCACAACAATCTGCAAAGTCTAGCCATTAGCGCCGGGAATCCTGGCCAAACGTCCGCTCTAGTGGGCGGCCAAAACGCTGCTGCATACAATACGTATTTAGCCGCCAATCCGGATGCATTCGGTGTCTATGTGCGCATTCCAAAATATACGACCTTTGCTGGCGTGGCCGCATTGCGCAACGCCTGGGATAACCAAAACCTACAAGCCCAAACCTTTGTCGATAAGAATGGGGATACCGTCCTCTATATCAACCATCTGACATTTACAGGTAGTGGGACCACTGCACGCGGTATTCCAGTCATTGTGAATAGTGGGTTAGCCCCCAACACCCTGATTTCATTCTCTGCCTGGGACTTTGGCTTTCGACCGGATGCTTCAATTTTCCGCTTCAACGGGACCCAGTTAACCCGTGGCGCTTCCTTCCAGGACGACTGGAACAACGGTAATGTTTACTACAACTCCTCAGATAACCCAACCTTCAGCATCAAAACCGTAGCCACCTCAGACTTCGTCCAGAGTGCTGGTATCCAAGGCTCTGCGGATAACGCATTCTCGCATACAGGCAAAATCAATACAGCCAAGCCCACCGCGGTAGTCACACATAATCTTTACAACGGGACTACGAACACAGTCACGATTGACTCATCCCTGACCCTGGGTGATAAAAACAGTCAGCATGTGCATTTAACTGGACCAATTAAGATCGTTGATGATGCCACCAAAAACGACATCACCAGTACTGCACAAATCACCTATCTGGACGCCAATGGCGTGGTCACGACCTATGATAAAGCCGCGAGCATTCAAATTGAGCGGATTGCAGTGGGTGCAAAGTCTGCCGTAACCGTCACCTCTAACATCAAGGTAGACGATGACCAGCTCAAAGACTCCATCGTCGGCAAGAGCTATTCTTTCCCGGCCAGTGCCACGGTTTACGGCGCAGACGGCACGCCCATCAAGACAGACGAAGAAATTCCTTTAACGGCTACTCTGGTCCGCCAAGTCAACGAACAGTGGCAGGTCGTCACTAAAGACCCCGACGGTAAGTTTGTCAGTTACAATGACGGCAAGTCCGACCAGACCACTACCGGCATGGTGGGTGATAAATACACTGCCGCCCCCTTCAAGACTGGCCAAACTATTGGGACGGATCATTATGTGACCCAGATTGTCGATGCAGCTGGCAACCCAATAGATCCGACGACTTTGCAGTACACCGATACCAGCAAGGATGCCCAAGGTAATCCCGTTGGTGCGACATATTACGTCGTGGTGGCGCCAACTAGTGAAACCACCACTAAAGATGTGACATATACCGTCAACTTTATCGGTGCTGGTGATGCGACACCTCAATCTGTGACCAAGACGGTGACTTGGACCCATACGATCGACAATGTCCACGGCACGCAAACTTGGACCCCCAATACGACGGATGTATCGATGACGGCACCGACTGTGGCTGGTTATACCCCAAATCAGGCGGTTGCCTTTAAAGACGCCCTCACTGCCAGCACCACGGAACCGACTAATCAAAGCCAAACGATCACCTATGCCCCGAGTTCCTTCACGAGTGATGTCACCATTCATTCTAATAAGGGCGACCAGGTGGTCAAGGGTGTCACTGGCAATACAGGCGATATCGTTGCAGTTAACGTGCCTGACGTAACGGGTTATGAACCGGATAAAACGACCGTGGATGCCATGGTCAATGCGGACGGCACCATTACTGTACTCGACGGAGACAAGGGCGGCGCTGGTTATGTCACCTATTCACCGAAGGAAATCACTGGTACCGTGACGTTGCCCACCAACCAGGGCAACAAGACAGTCCCAGTTACTGGTAAAGCAGACAGTGATGTCCAAGTCGATACACCGCCAGTTCAGGGCTACACGCCTGATCAGGATCATTTCACCGCCCACATCAATGCGGACGGGACGATTACCACCAAGGATAAAATCACTTACTCGCCTAACGAAGTCACGAATGATGTGTTAATTCATACCAATCTGGGCGACAAGGTTGTTCCCGACATTAAGGGTACTGTCGACACCCAAGTGGATGTGCCCGTGCCGCCAGTTGAAGGCTACACTGCGGACAAGCAAACAGTCAAAGCCCAAGTCAACCCCGATGGCACGATTAAGGTCATCGATGGCGAGAAAGACGGCCAAGGGTATGTCACTTACACTCCGAAAAACATTACGGGATCAGTGACCATTTCTACCAATCACGGGCCTAAAACCGTGACAGGTGTCAAAGGCACTGTCGGCGATAACGTCACAGTCGACACGCCGGCCGTGCCAGGTTACACACCGGATAAGAAGGAATTCACTGCCCACATCAATGCGGATGGCACGATTACCACGACGGACACAATCGTTTACACAGCCAACGACGTGACGGCTAACGTGACCATTCCGTCAAATAAGGGCGGTCAAGTGGTAAACGGTGTGACGGGTAAAGTCGGCACCATCGTGGACGTCACCGTGCCGAAACTGGATGGCTATACTGAGGACAAACAGACTGTCAAAGCCCAAGTCAATGCGGATGGCACCATCACCGTCATTGACGGCGGCGAAGGCGGTCAAGGGTATGTGACCTATACAGCTAATCAAGTCACACTCCCCGTCACTGTCCCAAGTAACTTGGGTCCCAAGACCATTGAGGTCGTCGGCCATAGTGGCGAAACCGTCCAGGGTAAGGTCCCTGAAGTGGCTGGCTATGATGCGGATAAAGAATACGTGACCGTGCACATCAGCGATGACGGCAAGACTGCCACGACTAACGACACCATCACTTATACCGCTAAAGAAGTCTCCACCGATGTGACGATTCATTCCAACATGGGGGATCAAATCGTTAAGGGCGTCACGGGTAAAACTGACGAAACGGTCAAAGTGCCTGTTCCCCCTAAGACAGGGTACACTGCGGATAAGACCACTGTGGATGCCAAGGTTAATCCCGACGGCACCATCACTGTCATTGACGGTGAAAAAGCCGGCGGTGCTGGATATGTCACCTATGTACCTAACGACGTCACTGGCTCAGTCACAGTTCCCACAAACCTCGGGAACAAAACTGTGCCTGGCATCAGCGGTAAAGTAGGCGATGATGTATCCGTGGCGAGTCCATATATTCAGGGCTACACACCGGACAAAGATCATTTCACCGCCCATATTAATCCCGATGGTACGATCACAACCAAAGACACCCTTAATTACACGGCCAACGCCGTCACCAATGAAGTGGTCATTCACTCCAACCTGGGGGATCAAATTGTTAAAGGTATCACTGGCAAGACCGGGGATATCGTGAAGGTACCGGTCCCTGGCATTACGGGCTATACCCCGAACAAGACCACGGTGGACGCCATCGTGAACGCCGACGGCACGATTACCGTCATTGATGGTCAACAAGGTGGGAAGGGATTCGTTACCTATTCTCCCAACACCATCAGCGGTTCCGTGACCATCCACACGAATCTCGGTGATAAAACAGTCTCAGGTATTACCGGTAGTGTGAACAGCGATGTGCAAGTACCAACGCCGCCAGTTCAAGGTTATACCCCCGACAAGGACCATTTCACCGCACACATTAACGCGGATGGCTCGATCACCACGACGGATACAATCAAGTACACGCCGAATATGGTCACTGGTGATGTGACGATTAAGACCAACCTTGGCGACAAGACGGTCCATAATGTCAGCGGCCTAGTGGGCAGCGATATCCAGGTGCCGACACCGGTCGTACCGGGATATACCGCCGACAAGCCGTACTTCACCGCCCATGTCAACGCAGATGGCACGATTACTACCACCGACACAATTGTGTATACGAAAGTGAAGGATCCTGACCAACCAGGCGGCAATCCGGACGAACCCGGTGGTAACCCAGATGAACCAGGCGGCAATCCCGATCAGCCAGGTGGTAACCCGGACGAACCCGGTGGTAATCCCGATCAACCGGGTAAACCTGGTAAACCGGAAACCGATCCTGGTTCCTCGGACAACAATCCAGATGGGTCGAATACACCATCTGGCAAGCACCCTGGCACGAGCGGGACCACGAATGGTACCACTGGTGCGGGAACGGCAACCAATTCCGCTAACACCAAGGGTAAGCTGCCACAAACGAGTGAGAGCCAGGCTAACAGCCGCGTGCTGAGTGCCATCGGCGTTTCTCTGATGGGGCTGCTCGCAGCATTCGGATTGGTTCAATTGAAACGGAAACGCGATACTGAGAAATAA